CGATTTAAAAATGGCTAATCCAATAAAAGCAATCAAGAGAGCTCTGAAAGGGCGCAAAGCAAAAAGAGGGTACAATGAACTTGGCACCGCAAGGTTGTTGAGTGATTGGATTCTTTCTGATGATGATGCCAATGACCGACTGACCCAGCACCTTGGACATCTGAGGAGAATGTGCAGAGACCTTGCTGAGACTAATAAATATGCGGCAAGATATTTGGACCTCAGAGTCAGCAATGTGGTTGGACCTAACGGGTTCAAGCTTCAAAGCCGTTGCGTTGATAAGCGCAAACAGAAAGATCAATATGCTAGGCAACTCATAGAAAATAAATGGAAAGAGTTCAAGAGTCCTGAGCTTTACACAGCCAGTGGTGAGGTCCACGGAAACGATGAGGACCGCCTGCATGAGCGCACTCTTGGCGTTGATGGTGAGGTCTTTATTTTGATTTATCCAGGCTTTGACAATTCTCACCGCTTTGCAATCAGGACCATTGAGAGTGACTTTGTTGATCACGAATTTAATTTAAAGAAACTAAACAACGGCAACAGGGTTGTCATGGGCAGAGAGTTAACACCTCAAGGCAGATGCGTTGCAATCTGGCTGACGGGTGAACAGGATGGGGCTCTGATAAAGTCACACTCTGGAGGCAAGAGGTCACGCATTCCTTGCCTGTCCGAATACATGAGGAACGGGGTTGGTGCCCCTGCAAAGAGTGGTTACATCCTGCACCATTTTCAAAAGAAAAGACCTGACCAGCAGAGAGGTGTCAGTGATCTGGTCTATTCCCTTGAATCATTGAGGCATCTTGAACGGACTGAAGAAGCTCACCACATGGCCGCGAGGTTGGCATCCTGCGCCGTCTTTCAGCGGGTTGATGACAATGCTGATGATTGGGATTATGAAGAGAGTGAAAGATTTGCAGATCAGATGCAGGTGACTCCGGGCTTTGTTTTACGCTCTGGGCTTGGCCGTAAGTGGGAAATCCTGCAACCACAATTCCCAAACACCTCACTGCCTGACCATGCCAAGCATACACTCAGGGGTGCAGGCTCAGCGTTGGGCATTTCTTATGATTCTTTTTCTGGTGATCTAGAAGGCACCTCATACTCATCAGGCCGATTGGGTGCAATTACTGAGCGTGATGGGTGGAAAGCCAAACAGGATTCAGCAATTAACGGGCGCATACGTCCAATATTCAATGCATGGCTAAGGACTCAGCTTGCTTATAACATTCTAGGAGGCTTAGCAATCGAGGAGGAACCTAAATATCAGGCTTGTTATTTACAAGGCAGACGCTGGCAAGGCATCGATACGCAAAAAGATGCGGCAGGAACAAAGGCAGAACTGCAATCAAGAATTACATCACCTCAGAGAATTATTGCCGAGCGCGGTGATGATGTTGAGGAGGTGCTCACAGAATGGGCTGAATATGAGGCCTTAGTTGCCAGCAAAGGGCTTGAGCCAACAGAGTTCCGTTCAGATCCCCCTGAGGATTTTGTTCCCCTATCATCACCAATAAAAACAGAAGACATTAAGAACAATGGATAAAACTGAAGAAATAAAATCAGGCTTTGAGGATGGGGAGTCAATTGGCCTCCAGTATCGTAGCCTTGAGATCCGTGAGGATGCCATCAATGACGAGGACCGCTCTGTCAGTCTCAGCTTTTCAAGTGAGGAGCCGGGTGAAAGGTTAAGAGGATTCGAGATCCTTGACCATGAAAAGGGTGCAGCGAGGATGGAACGGATCAACACGGGTGCCCCTCTTCTTTGGAACCATGACCCAAACGATCAGATCGGGGTTGTCGATAAGGCAACCATCGGCGATGACAAGAGGGGTCACGCCGTGGTCCGTTTTGGCAAAAGCCAAAGGGCACAAGAAATTTTTCAAGATGTCAAAGATAGGATCAAAACATTGGTCTCCTTTGGCTATCGAATCCATCAGGTGACTGATACCAAAGCCGATGATGAGGGGGTAAACTCATATCGTGTGACGGATTGGGAGCCTTTTGAGATTAGTCTCGTTTCAATTCCGATGGACATGACTGTCGGGGTGGGACGTGCCAGCAGTGACTCAACGAACGTGGTGAGAGTCGCAAATGCTGAAACATCCACGCCAACACAAACTAAAAATAAGGAGGACAATATGTCTGATATAAATAAAAGTGAGGCGAGCGAGACAGAGACCCGCAATGTTGCAGAGGTCGCTCCGCAAGTTTTCACACCCTCGACAGAGGACAAGGCACGCGTAAGGCGTGAAGAAATTAAGAGACAAAACGGAATCAGATCACTTGGTGAGAAATTCGGTTTTGTAGAGAAAGCAGATCAAGCTATTGAGGAGGGCACTGACCTTGAGTCATTTCGCCGCTCAGTGACTGAATCTTGGGAAGCTCCAAGCGCATCAATCAATCATGATGGTCTCAATGAGGCCGTTGGAATGAATGCCAAAGAGCTCAGAGATTTTTCTGTTGTTAAGGCAATCAGAGACATTAAGGGTGGAGGTCTTCAAGGCCTTGAGCGCGAGGTGTCAGAGCAGGCCGCTCGCAATGCGGGTGTAAGCTTAGGGGGGAATGACTTTTTCATTCCTGCTGAGTATGGTCAAAGAGACTTGGAAGCAGGCACAGACTCAGAAGGTGGCTACACTGTAGCGACTGAGGTCGGTGGATTAATCGAGAAGCTTGACGCTCAGCTTGTTTCTGCAAGCTTGGGAGCTACAAGGCTGACAGGTCTTCGCGGCAATGTTAACTTGCCTAAGCTCACAGGTGGCGCAACCGCCTCTTGGGTGGATGAGGAAGGTGCTGTTTCAGCCTCTGCTCAAACCATAGGTCAGCTTGCTTTGAGCCCTAAGCGTTTAGCAGTTCGCACAATCTACTCAGATCAGCTTGTCAATCAGTCAAGCTTGAGCGTTGAGAATGTCGTGCGTGATGACCTAATCAAGCGCGAGGCTCTTGCGCTCGATCTTGCGGCTATGGACGGAAGCGGATCAAGCAACCAGCCAACTGGTGTTGCAAACACCTCAGGAATTGGAAGCATCACCTTTGGGGGAGCTCCAACTTTTGCGGATTATGTCAACATCTGGGATGAGATTGCCAAGGACAACGCAGTCCTTGAGAATCTTGCTTATGTGACATCAAGCACATCAATCGCTAAGGGTTTACAAACCGCCAAGGTTTCAAGCTCTGACAGTGTGATGATCATCAACGAGGCACCGGGTGGAGGTTTCTCCGTTCTTGGTATTCCTGTTGCAATGTTCAATCAGACTCTGACAGTTGCGAATCAGCTTCTGATTGGTAATTGGACGGAACTGGTCATTGCCTCATGGGGAGCTCGTAAGGTCACAGTTGACCCTTACAGCAACGCCGCCAATGGGCAGGTTGCAGTAACAACCAACGCATTCCATGACATTGGAGTGCGTCATGCTGAAAGCTTTGCTAAGTCATCAGACTCAGCCGCTCAGTAAAACATTTTAGGCAATAGCCTAATATCACCGGGGCCCCTCAAAAGGGGGCCCCATTAATTTAAAATCAGCCCAGAATAAAAATGGACGTTATAGTCATAAAAAACACATTCGCAAAAGGTGAGCCCGTTGAAGCATCTGACAAGCCTCAGAGCTTTGATGATAAGACTGCAATTGAATTGATTGCGGCCCAGAAAGCAACCCCTGTGCCTGACAAGCCAGCACCTAAGCCAAAAAAGAAAAAGGCCAAAAAGGACTGATTTAAATGTCCATCAAGGCTGATGTCGAGGCGGGCTTTGAGGTCCTTGCTGGGCTTCATGCCCAAGGTGCCAAGGTCACACTTGGTGAACGGGCTCCTGTGCCCTGCATCATCCCTGATGGGGTTGAAAGGTCAGGAGAGGAGCGGCCCGGAAGGTACCGCAATTCAATCAGCATCACTGTTGCCTGTCTAAAAAAAGACTTAGGCGAATCACCCAAGACAGGAGAGAGGGCCGTTGTTGATTTTAATGGCGAGCAATTTGAGCTCATGGTCAGCCCTGACATGGACGTCACTGAACAAGGTGGGGCAATTTACGCTTTCAATTTAACCTCAGGATAAAATGGACTTTTGCAAATTATGGGAGCAGAGACTGCTTGAGGTTGCTGAGCCTTATTTAGATCCCAAGCCTGCACTCATCGAGGGCTCAGGCCTTGCGGAATGGGCTGACGGGTCCATGCTTGCCGTAGTAGTGAATCCGGGCGCGGAGTTTCCTCCAAACTCAGGATATCATGAGTGTGAGTTGGTCGCTGAATACGACTACGAAAAAGCACAAGACCCTGAGGTTGTGAGTCAGGTTTGGGGTCAAATTCTTGAGGCCTTTGGAGACGGCAAGAATGGTGATGAGCCATTAAGGGACCGCCTTGCCTCTGGTGACCTAGTTATCCCCAACGGCATTGATTCAGTTCAATATGAACGAGGATGGACCAATCAGCCGGGGGCTGGAGCTTATCAGTTTTACATCACCGCTTTTCTGGGAATACAGAAACCTAATTGATCCCCCTATCATACTCTCCAGAAACCTATTATTATTTAAATTATGCCAACACCATCTTATGTAGGAACAGCATTAGGCGCAGACGTTTCAGTTGGAGCGGGGTCCGATGAAACTGGAATTTTATTATCTGATTTAAGTTATGACCTTGAGAATCCTCAAGTTGATTTTTTCTCGAGATACGGCTCTGTGGTGGGGTACGCGACCAATCATTCCGCCGCTTTGAACTACTCTCTAAGTGGACAAGTGAGTGATAAAGACTCAGGAGTAAACGTGCTGACATTCACGGCATCCTGCGAGCTTGCGAATAAAGAATTTTTTGCCTCAGCAAATAGTGAGTATAACGCTCTGGACTTTGCGGCGGCTGATAGTCGTTTGGTGAGTGTCTCAGGTTCTCAGCCTCAGGGTGGAGCCAGAACGGTGGACATCACTCTCAACAGACCGCTTGGCCTCGTTATAAGCTAAACACAAAACAACAACCCGCCACGGGGGAGCCGTGAAGAATCATGAAGAATAAAAAGAGCAACATTGCTGTGCCTGATGAATTGGCTCACGGGTTTTGTGAATCCCAAAACACTGAAGAGGTGGCCGTGTGTCGTGCCCTTGGTGTTGAGCTGGTCGCAGGAGCTGAGTGCCGGAAGACTTACACCAAACACAACCCTTACAACTCAGGACGTCCTGAGATTATTTTCAATTTAAACTCTTCCTCAAGCACCTGGAAAAATAAACCACAAGGGGCAACGGGCAACGCTGAGCCATTAGCAACCAAAGCAATCCGTGACGCATACCATTCAGATGGTACCCCCGCCAAAGAGCTAGATGACTTAATTGATCAGATTGAAAACAAAGAGCTCAAGGCTCAGATTCAGAACACCTTGCCCTTGGCTTATTCCTGCTATGGTCGCGCATTTATGCAAGCAAAGCGTGATTGCATGGGATATCTCAAAGGCGCCCCTGATTTCATTCGAGGCTTAAACCGCAACGGCAAGCCTTACAATATCAACCGCAAAGCCAGAGACTTTGCAAAACGCATGAACATCCAATGAGTGAGATCGCAATCGATACAGAAACAGCAAGCACCAAAGCGGCCACTGCCTTTGAGCGGTCCGATTCTTATCAGTTTTTAGGCGAGCCAA